CAACGAAAAACCAAAAATAGATGTATATAACAATTATAATTTTATTCGAAAAGATATGAAAATTAAAGTGGGATTTCGAGGTCTCTTTTTAGAAAAAAACGTATTACCTTCTGGAAAAGTTATTGGAAATATTAATATCCATTTGGATTATATTCTTGGATTACCTCTTGTTTGATGAAATTTCGCTTGTTTGATGAAATTTGTAGTGAATAAAAGCAAATAAAAAATTTTGATTTAGTTTTTTTTTGTGAATAAAGCAAATAAAAAATTTTGATTTAGTTTTTTTTTAAAAACTAATTTATAATTTATAATTTATAATTTGTAACTTGAAATTAGTAAAAATGACATCTGAATCATACCAATTACCAATTTTAGTAGGAAGCAGAGCAGCTTTGACACATCAATCCGATTCAGACTATGATTTGATTCTTCCAATAAAATATAAATTCTATGAAAATTTTAAAAAGAAACAGGATGGCAATTCTAAAATAAAAATCGATATTCTATCAAGATCATATGATTTGGAATTGTGTGATCAATTAAATGCGGTTTTTTTATCAACAGAAGAATCAACACATAATATTTCAAAAAAGATTATTTTAGATGATATTGAAGTATTGGTTCCTTCGTGTGAATTTTTGGCTATGATTTATTTATCTTCTGTCATACGTATTGTTCCTTATTTTGAAAATCACAATACTAATACACAGATTTGGTATAAACGAATAAAAACATATAATAAACTTCGTAGTTCAATTGATTATAAGAAGTTTGATCAAGAGTTAATGGATCCATCAACATTATTGGGAGATCAATACAAAAAACGATTTGAAGATAAAATAAATACTTATGGAGATTCCATCATTACATTGGAAGAAGATGAAGAGACATTTTTTAAAGACAGTGTCCATCGACATTTTGACCATGATCGACTTCATTTGGAAGTGGGAGAATTAAATCGTGGAGAACGCACTTTGTTATTTCCAAAATTCCAGGATAAATCAAAAACAGATAGTGTTGGTTTAGATCAAACCTTATTTGAAAATGGGTTACAAAAGGATAAATTAAATATGGTCCAAGAGGAAATTTTGACACTTATGTTGGAAAGAAAAATTATACCAGCACTCGATCTTGAACAAACATATGATATTTGCCAATTCGATCAAGATTTAATTAATATTGCTTCTCATTTTGCGACAAATTTGTGTGGAAAGGGACATCATTTTTTAAGAAAATGGGTATTGGATCATTTTACCATATTAATGTCAATGGATTTATTAAATATTGTTTTGGTAAATAAAGCATATGAATTATGTGAAATAAAATGTGACAAAAATAATGATATCAAGTATTTCAATGGATTATCCAAAGAATCATTAAAATGTTATCAACAACTTTTAAATATTTATGTTAAAGACCAAATACAAGATGAAGATAATAATTATTTGTATATAAATGGACCCAATCGTGGAATTTTAAAATTGTCAAATGGAAATTTGTTTTATTTGGAAATTTATTTTAAAAATGAGGAAATTATAATTTTTAAAGAAATTTATTGTGAAAATACATTACAACAGGACATTCAGGTTTTTACAAAACAAATTAAAACTGTAACTAACCATAATGATGTAACTGAGAAAAAAATGGTAAAAAAAATCACAGTAAAAATGGTTCATCGAAAAGGTTATTATAATAGTGTATCGTTGTGTATGGGATATGGTGATGGATACAGATCACGTGATGAAGAAATAGATAGAAAAACGGAATATATTAGTGATAGTGATAGAGATGATTATTATGGTAATGGAACAAGTTCTAAAACGAAAAAACAAATTCGTCAATATTATTTAAATTCTTTTGGATCTGGACAGCAAATACCGTTGTATGAAAAAATCGCAAGAAAATTACTAAATATGAAAGGAAAATATAATTTTTATGAAAGTGATGATAGTAGTGATAGTAGTGATAGTATTGATGATGATGACCTTCTAACTTAAATCAATATTTGCCATACCAGATGATTTTGTAGATACATTGGCACCACTTGTTTTAGTCGCTTGAACATTTGACATACCATTTGCTCGTAACGTTCCATCTACTTTAATTACAAGTCCTTTGACACTAGATTGTCCATTTGTCGTCACTTTAGCTGAGTTGGCACTGCTCCGATCAAACTGAATTTTTGATTGTCCATTGGATTTCACGACTAATTTATCATTGTTTGAGTTATCTATATCAACGTGAGATTGACCATTTGTAGTGATATGAAGTCGTGTAAAATCATGTCCAGATAAATTCAATTTGGATTGACCATTGGTATTCACAGTTAAAATATTGGATGACAATGCATTTTGTGCGATATCTTTTACAGAGACTTGTCCATTCATACTGATATTTGACAACATAAGTTGATCGTCTGTGAAAACCCATTCTTTTTTATACTCATCATCTTCTTCATCAATATTTGTTAACTGGTTTTTATCAACTTCAATACCATTGATAAACACTTTACCATTGACCACAGAAACCGATTGATTACCAGAACCACTAACCGATTCACCACCAGAACCTGAATTACCAATAGAAATATCAGCAACATTTCGTGTGGGAACTGCTCCGAAAAAATATCGAGATGGTCCTCTTTTTTGAATTAATGTGATGGATGAAGGTGAAGTGAAAAAATTCCAAATAGAATATCCCAAGAGCCCGAAACCACCAAATGCTATTAATGGTGAAAATGGATTTTGATCATTTTCACTAATAGATTTAAGCCCAGTATATAATATTCCGCTACCTAATAATCCAAGTGTTCCATATAGAAATTTAGTTCCAATATTAAAACTATAATATGATGTGTATCCAGAAGATGAGGAAGATGAAGAGTTTTCGTCTGAAATTAAAACTCCATCTTGATAAATTCCATGGCGATTTTGGATTTCCAATTGGTTCCCGCGTTTAATACATTTTATGGGGATGTCGGATTTGATGGAGTTGGCATCAATATAAATTTTACTGATTCCAAATAAACGAAGTGAAGAAAATATAGTCATTTTTATGTGTCGTGTTATGTCAACAAAAAAAATATTTGTTTTGAAAATTCAAATTTAAAGTAATATAATTTAAATCACAATTTATTTAAAAAGAGTTTGGGAAACCCTGATAATGTTGGTTATCATCGTTATACTTTTCATTATTTTCTTCATCAATTTCTTTGTTATTTTTTTCATTATTTTGTTCAGCAATTTCTTCCACAGACAATGTTTTTTTGACAACACGAATCATTTTATCATAACTGTAATAAGGTGAACGGAATTCATCATAAATTGTACGCAAACCATAATATGATAATCCACCTATGGGAATTAAACTAGCAATACCTAATCCTATTGCTGGATAAATTCCCATAGTTGATATACTTGTGTTATAAATTTGTTCAATGGTTTCTAAATTTGCGTCTGATAGATTAATGTCACTTAAATTTTTCAATTTGTTTACATCTGCATGATAAATACTATTCCAAGCATTGACGTTTAACATAAAAATCCATTGTGATATACTTAAATATGCATAACCGATTAAAAAATTGGGGACACTATATGGCTGGGATTTTAAATCACGAATTGTTGAAACCAACGTTTCTTTTTCGGCTTGTGTTGATGGTGTTTCTTCCAATAATTTCTCTAATTTTTGACAATTACCCAATTTAATTGTTCTAAATAAATTGTATTGGTGAATTTCGTTTCCTTGTAAAACATGCTCCGCGAATGGTACAAAAATTCCAGGATTTTTTATGTAAGCAACCAATGCGGGTATTGTTGAATTGTGTCTCAATCCATGTCTTGATCTAGATCCATGTCTTAATCCATGTTTAAATCCGTGACTTGACAATTTAGACAAACATTGGCGAAGCATAATTGTAATTATTTTGTTAAATCTTTTTTTTGAAAAGTTTTTTCAAATTTTTCTTTTTATTTTTCTTTGTTTTTATATTGGCGTTTTTATATTGACGTTATTGATGGATAAACATGTTTTTTCAAGAGAAAAACTAAACCATCATGGACATGGTTTAAGACAAATGGTTCATCTCCCAAATAATTATAATAAAAATTATCCCAATCTTTTTTAGCAATAGAGCTCATATTATCAATGCATTCATCATATCGTCTTTCTAAAATTTTGAATTTCTCATCAGCTATATTTTTTAGTGTGGGTCTGATTTTTTCATATTGCCATGAATTTCCATTATAAATTTTTATATGTTTACTGTCACCTTCATCAATTTTTAAATTACGATTATTGGGATGAAATTTATCAAAATGAACATAGTCAACTAATTTTGTAATAGAATTTTTAGGATCCAAGTAACATTGTTTGAGTTTTTTTGAAGTAATATGGGATAAATCTTCGTTTCCAAAATTGAGAATAGCAATATGTTGGTGAATTTGAGTTACATTTGTACTATTGTCAATGATACTATTATCAATATTATTAATGGTACTGCTATTATCATTATTATTGGTTGTATTGTTGTTTGTAATATTATTTACAACGGTGTTTTTATGTGTATTCATACAATTTAAAAAATGTTTGTTGAATTCTTCTTTTACAAAATACAAATCACAATAAGTGCATTGATATTCATTTTCAACTGCATTTATTGGATTTTCCTTGCATATTTTGAGATGTTTGTTAAGAGCCGATACACATGAATATGTAACACTACAATATTTACAAATTCCTTTTTTTTTGGTAGGACATATTTTAAGATGTTTTGCATGAGTGGTGGTTGTTGTAAATGTAAACCAACAATATTTACAATCTAATTTTATTTTAAGCTTACATCCATTTTTATTTTCAATATGACGATTATAGCGATATTTTCTGTTGGTTGTGTAGTTGCAATTTTCACAAATAAATTTTGGCATTTCTTTATTCTATATAAATATTGTTTAAATACTAATTGTCAATATTACATGGAATATATGGATTGGTGGTTTTAGCAAATATCTAATGTACAAGACAATCTAAAATATTAAATATTATTATACAAAATACCTATAATTATTCACAATAAACTAAAATGGGCAAAAAGGGCTAAATATTTTTCAAAATCCATTTTTGACAGAGAATTGATTACCCTTGAACACTTTCTGACCCTTGAAACCAAAAAGCCCTTTTCCTTATTTTTACCCTTTTATATATTTTATACTTATAATGGAAATAATATAAAATAATCATTGTATTATATTTAGACATAGACTTCATATAATCTCGAATAATTTGAAGCCCCAAATTTAGAGTTTATATATTTTTAAAAATTATTGATAAATACCTTTAATATTGCTAAAATCAAATATTAAATTTATAATTTTATTATGTTAAATTTAAAATTTTATCATAAAAATAATCCAACACAAAATGAAATTTTTTTGTCTGGAATCAGTAAAATGGTACAAATGGATTTAATTTAAGTCAGGATATTTGTATCATAACACTATGAATTCACATATTGTATATATCTCCATAAATATCAATCACAAAACAGCGTCCTTTATAAAAAATGGGGCTTTTTTGTCAGGCAGACAATTTTTGAAAAATTTGTTGATTCCCACTGTAGATCGACATCCAACAAAAAATAAATTATTTTACTACACAAAATTCCATTATTTTTTCAAACTTTTGTATGGAACACCATATACAAATTTTTTTCACTTACATTCATTTACAAATCTTCATAAAATGCTTCATATTCGGGCATATTTGATGAATCGCAGGTTATACGTTTTTTTTCCTGTGCTTCCAGACATTTTTGATGAATGAATTTACCTAGTTTTATTAATCCAAAAATCATGTAACCAGCTACAGGCAAAGAACCAATAACGAATATCATTAAAAGAATCCACCAGTCATCTACCGGTTTTTGTTCGGTTGCCATTATAATAACGGAAATAAACAAAGCGACATATCCAATAATGCCTAATACAGATAAAAATGTTAGACATGTATTTCGGACACATTTATTTTTAATGGGTTGTATGTTTGCGGGATTTCGTGGGATCATTTTTTCGTTCTGTTTTATTTTGTTTTGTGTATTTTTTTAGTGATTGAAAAAAATCAAATTAATTTATTATTTTTTTTCTCTCCTCCAATGGAAATTCAAATCATTTGTTTATAAATAATGAATTATTTTTGCAATTATATTTGTATCAATGTTTTGATGATAAATAATGAACATTGCAAAAATCTTCATATGTTTTTGATATTTTGTAACAACATTATTGATTTTTTGAATTAAATTACACCCAATTTTAAGTTTTTTATGTTTTTTATTTTGTTTTTTATTATCCTGGTGTTCAAATTTAATTCGTTCTTTACAAATCACACAATTAATAACATATGTAATTATTCGTTTTCCAGTATATTTATATTGAATTGGTAATTTTTGTTTTAAACAATTTTTACAGACAGCATGATAAAAAATGCTGTTATTTGTATTTGTATTTTTTTTTTCTATACAAGTATCTGACGCAAACGCAAAAGTAGAAGTAAAACAATCACATGTGTGGCAACTTTGACATACAGGTGAACAACTTCCACCTGGATATTTATAATCATGTATCACAGTGGCGCCATTTTTATATTTATCATAAAAACTATGAAGCAATCTATAATTTTTTTTTTTTTTTAAATGTTTCTTTTTTTTCTGGCGTTTATCAATATATTTTTGAGTGTTAATTCGCAAACTCAATTTATTTTGTAAAATGTTTTTTCGTTTATTACAAGTCTTTAGGAATTTGGCATTATTTAAGTATGTACGCATATCTGGTGGTGGTATTCGTTTATCACCACAGTTGAGTCTATATATATTTAGTCTTTCGTGAGTAGTGAGTTTAAAATTAGATTGCAAAATTTCTTTTTTTTTATTTTTGTTTTTGTTTTTAACCATATATTTTGACTATTTGTATGGGATCAATCAAACAAAAAATCAAAATTTTATAAAAATAAATACTTTTTAAAAATGCATTTTCAAAAACCCACTTTCTTGTTTATGGAGAAGTATTTTCATTTAACACACCTGGTGAATTTCTAATTCACTCAAATATATTAATTAATAATCTTAAAATCACAATTCAAAACGACACAATGGACATTTTTTTGAATCACTTATTATATGTACATAACACGATAAACATGAATAATGAGCACATTCATATGAAATACATTTTTTCTCTTCTAGACAAATAGGACATTCTTGGATTTTTGATAAAAATCTGCTTTTTTGATCGAAAATGACTATATTTTTTGTTTTCTTACCTATTAGTTTACAGTTGGTTTCTTGGTGAATATACCAATTGACCAATGACATTTTCAAACTAATTTTATGACCATTTTTAATAGCCATTTTGTAATATTTAATAGTTTCTGGATAATTTTTTTCAATATCGTAATAATAGTAACCTAAATTATACATCGCATATGCATTATTTTTATCTATAGCCATTTTATAATATTTAACAGCTTCCGGATAATTTTGTTCAATCTCATGGTAATACACAGCCAGATTGGTCATTGCGTTTGAATTGCCATGTGAAATAGCCATTTTATAATATTTAACAGCTTCCGGATAATTTTTTTCAATCTTATAGTAATGCAAAGCCAGATTGGTCATTGCGTCTGAATTGCCATGTGAAATAGCCATTTTATAATATTTAATTGTTTCCGGATAATTTTTTTCAATATTGTAGTAATAAAAAGCCAAATAGTTCATTGCGTCTGAAATATTGTGTGCTATAGCCATTTTTAAATATTTGACAGTTTCTGGATAATTTTTTTCAATCTTATAGTAATATATAGCCAAAAAAAACATTGCGTTTGGGTTCTTTAACGTAATAGCCATTTTGAAATATTTAACAGCTTCTAGATAATTTTTTTCAGTTATGTAATAATAAATTCCAATAAAATAATAGTGACCTGGGTTTAAATTGTTTTTTATATTTCCATTTAGAATATTTACTATACTTTTCTCATCAACATTAGGAGATGGTGTAATTAAACAGTTGTATATTTGATTAAATTCTTGGATCGTTTTGAACACAGGATTTGATTTTTTAGCCATTTTTACTATATGAAACAATTTATAAAAGGGATGGTCCATTACGATTTAAAAAAAAATGAATCAAAATTTTTTTATACATGTTAAAAATACATAAAAACAATACCGTCATTATTTTAAAATCAC